TCCTTTGGCCATTATTTAATCTACTCCGTAAAGGAAGTACTCCAATGCTTTGGGGCTTCGAAGTTATGGTTGGCGGTTTCGCTAAACTAGCTCGTAGCTTTAAATCTGGGATGACTTACATTATGGTAGATTGGAGTAAGTTTGACAAAACAGTACCCTTCTGGGTTATCGATGACGTCTTCACTATGTGGAGAAAACACATCGATTTTTCGGGTTACATTCCTACAAAAGAGTATCCGAATTCCTCCCCAAGCGGCTCCGGTCCAACAAGACTAGGAAGGCTTTGGCGTTGGCTCACCCACTACTGCAAACACCATCCGGTTCGTTTACCTGATGGCTCCCTATTTACACGAGACAGCAATGGCGTCGCATCTGGTTTGATGATGACACAAGTCCTTGACTCTTTCGTTAATGCTATCATGCTCATTACTTGTTTGATAGAAATGGGAATTAAATTTGACTTTACTCGAGAAGATTTTATTAAAATTCTTGGTGATGATTCATTATTTGGATTGCTTGAAGAAATTAAGCATCTTGATCCCTTCCTCCGCGCATTAGCCCGACACGCTAAAGCAAAGTTTGGAATGGAAATGAACATGAAACCCGGAAAATCTGGAATCACTCGTAACGTAAATGAAATCTCATTACTTGGTTATGACTATCATAATGGTGAACCTCGTAGAGATATTCCAAAACTAATGGCGCAATTTGTTAATCCTGAAAGGTGGACCTCACCTTCTCAGTTGAAAGCAAGAGCTCTTGGTTTTGCCTATGCCGCATGTGGATTGTCCCGTCCTTTTCACAACGCATGCAAATTATTATACCTTAGATTTAAATCCGAAGAACTTGACGTCTCGAAGAACGACACACTAAAGCAGTTAAACGCTTTTGTTGGTCCTATTCCAGACAAGTTTCCTAAAATAGATTTCCTTCGCTCCAGACTAGTCGCTGAACACGACTCCTTTGAGGCTGATGAAATTTTCTGGAACCGAGATTTCTTCTTATCTGAGTGTTAGCCCACCCACTGACCTTCGTGCAATCGGTCTAGAGAGGACCTAAAACTCTCCCTCTTCTCCCTGTCTTCGTGAGTTCCGTACAAAGTTCTCTGCTTGACATAGTAACTAGGGTAGTGCCTCTCTCGGAATCATAAACAGGAACCTTCAATAAGTTCCGGGATTCCAAATGTTACCGCCTGCACTCTTTGTGGCTGTAGCCTCGGGGATAAAAAACATTCGAG